TCTTTTTTCTTCTTGCATAAATAATTATAACTCTTTTATAACTCTTTGCATGATTTTAAATTGTTTATGGAATAAAGGCATAAATATATATGCGCTTGCGGTCATGATTTGAAAAACGCAACAGGAAAAGACGACCATACACACCCCATGGCTTCCCTCTCGACCAAACCACACTTTTTACACCTAGCACTATACACAAGAGAGTGCTAACACGAATAATTACTAATAATAGCAAACCACCCCCTTTTTTAGATAAAATTTTTTGGAAAACGAAAATTCGAGTTTTGAAAAAAATGAGTTCATGTATTTTTGCGAGGGGTAAGCGAGTAGTAAGTGAGGGGTAGACGAGGGGTAAAAACGTCCTCAATAAAATCATTTATAATGTAGTGAGGTAGAGAAAGAGAGGATGAGAGTATGCCAAGGGCAAAGAGTGTTTCAGAATTAAAGCGTGAGGATGAGGCTAAAAGATTCTTTGACGAGTATTCAAAGAGTGGGAATATTACGAAGTCCATGCAAAAGATTCGTCCTGATTTAAGCGATAAGAGTGCTTATAACAAGGGATATAAGATATTAAACAGTCCTTTATTTAGGAATGTCATACATGAGAGGGTAAAAAAGAGAGATCAAAGAAGTGTTATGACAGTAGAGCAACGTAGACAATGGCTTAGCGATAACATTCAAGACGAAGAAAAGGACATGAAAGACAGATTGGGTTGTTTAAAGGAATTGAATAGAATGGATGGCATAGGAAAGAGCAATATTTTAAATGTTGGAAGTGTCAATAATATTACTGTTGAACAGAAAAGAGCGATTGCGGAGGAAAGAATCAACGATATATTAGGAATCAACATGGGAAGTGAGTTTTTAGATGCCGAGGTAATAGAACACGAGGAGGAAGATAACAGTGAAGAAACAGACTCTTAGTGTTACGGAACAGTATTTTAAGGATGTAGAGGACTTAAAAGAAGCTAAAGCTATTAATAAGAGCCAAGAAGAAGTTGTTAGGTTGTTGAAGGGAGCTACCCCCAAGTATAAATTAAAGAATTGGACGAGAGGGTATATCCCCGAACATTACAAACGATTAAATATTTCTAGACAAGAAGCTTTTAGACTTGCGGTTATCGGTGCAAGAGAGGCTTTGACATATTTTCAAGTCAATCTTCACTTTACACAAGCTATGTTGTTCGGTGCGGTTGTAGAAGGGTACGATACAATCTATGCAATTACTACTTCTCAGTATGGGAAAAGCTGGACTTTAGGTATGATTGCTATTTATCGTGCGTATAAAGGGCATCAAGTACGAATTGCGGCCGCAACGGGAGAAACCGCTACTATCATCATGTCCAAAGTCATCGGACATTTACAAAATGCAGACGAGTCTATTCAGAGTTCTGTATTAGATTCAGGAAACAAGATTGAAAAATTGCAGACTTCTACTTCCAAAACTAAAATCTCCTTCAAGGGTGGAGGATGTGTAGAAATCGTTACATTAGGTGGAAACAGTGTAGACCCGAAGAAAAACAACAACGCTATCGGTAAGGGTGGAGATTATATTATTGACGAAGCAGCCCAAGTCAGTGAAGATGCGTATGCCGAGATAGGACGAAGGGAATTTTCAAGTGTTGACGGTTCAAAAGAGCTTGAAATCGCTATTTCCAACCCTCACAAACGAGGAGAGTTCTACGATTGCATGACAAACGACAAATACCCCGAAGGAACATTAGTTGTTTGGATGGATGTACGTACTGCTTACGAAGAAGATCGTATGAAAAGTGCATCTCAGATTCTAAATTCTCATTTTTACAAGAATAGAAGTACTTGCCAACGCTATTTAGTGTGCGAATTAGAGGAATTTTCAGACGAAAGTATGTTCAAAACCATGACTTTAGACGATGATAAAGTCGATAGTTCCTATAAAAAGCGGTTTTTCCTAGGTATTGACTCGGCTTATACAGGAAAAGACGGTATAGATGTTGCTTTATGTTCTCAAAATAGATACGGAAACTGCAAAATCGAGACAATTTACAATCTTAAAGAGGGTGTTTGGGTTCAAGGAGTCACATCTGAGAAGATTATTACCAAGATTGTTAAGATTATCGAGACATTAAACATCAAATATGTTTGTGTTGACGTTGGTTTCGGTACTTGGTTGACCGAAGGGTTGTCAAAATACTCAGATAAGCTAGGATTTATCCTTGAGGGTGTCAATTTCCAAGGAGGGCCAACAAAAACACGTATCAAGGCAAGACATTACAGTGCGGTTTATGCATTTAATTTAAGAGCGGAAATGTATTTAGACTTTCAGCAGCTAATGGACAGTAAGAAATTGACTTTCACAACGGAAGTCGCAAAAAGATTAAAGCCTGAATTGCTTGCTACAAGGACTGTATCGAAGAATAATAAGAAGATAGCCATTATTCCTAAAGAAGAGATAAAACAACGCTTAGGACACTCTCCTGATGCCCTAGATTCCTCAGTACTTTCTGTCCGCAGTTGTTTAATGTATAATCTAAGCAGTGAAATACTTGCGTATGCAGAGAACGATTAGGAGGTGCTAATTTGAGTCGAAGAACAAAGAAAAGACAAAAGGATAGAGTTAAACTAGCATCCAATACCTATGTGTCACCTAACATTTCGCACAATATTCACAGTTCTAATGCAGAAACCGAAGCCGAAAAGGTAATGGAAGCTATGTTGAACTGCAATTCAGATTGCATCAACGGATTTGTAAAGACAGACTTTAAGAATCAGTTTGATGAGATTGATTGGATGATAGACAATCTACCAACGCTACCATATGTTATCGGTAAGGTTATTGACTTTATATTCTCAAACGGTATCACAACAGGTGATGAGAATTTAGACAAGAATGTTCTTATGCCATTCCTTTACAAACACAATGTACAAGGTGTTACAAACTATTCTGTACTTCAAAATGCTATTATGCAGTCCTTACTGTACGGAAAATGCGGTATTCGTTGGCTAGACGAAGATAAGGGGATTGTTACAGAGAATTATCGCAACTATGTTTCTATCATGCGTGAAGATGATGAATATAAAGGCTTTAGAGTTCCTATCTGTTATGCTATGTCGGCAGACGATAAAGAACCTATCTCATTAGGAACAAAGGAAATCGACTTTGACGAAGCGTTATTCCTTAAAACAGGCAAATTAATGTCAAAAGACGGAACAATCATTGTAGAAATCCCTGATAATTTCTGCAATTTAAGAAACGGAACAGACCATGAGAACGGATTATCTTGTTTATTGCGTGACAAACAACGCCTAAAGCTATTAGGTACGGTTTACGAGCGTTTGAATTACGATATTCAGTATGATGGCCCTGGACGTTTGATTTTTTGGCTGAAAGATGGATTTGCCAAAGGAGATACGATTGATTTATCGGCTTCCCAAGTTTTAGACGAATCATCAAGTTCTAAAGCAGACAGAGCCGACAAAGCAAGAATTGAAGCTAAACGTTTAGGTCAGGAAATCAGAAATTCAAAATCAGACAATGTAATCCTTGCAAGTTCTATTTTTGAAAAGATGGATCACTTGCCTCGTGTTACAAAAGGTACGGAGTTCTTAGAATACCTTCAAATGAAGGAAGGTTCTATTATTTGTCAGTGTTTCGGTCTTACTCCTGAATTGATTGGTTTAGGGGATGTATCAGGAAACGTATCTATGGAAAGAATCATAGATAATGCCATGACAAATACAATCGTACCAATGCGAGAAAGGTTCGCCACTCAGATTTCTCCTATGTTAAGTGAGAAATTAGGTGTACCAAAGGTTTATTTTGATAAATACGAATTGAAAGAACAACAAGACAAGTCTGCAAAGACATATAAATTAGCCTTGTCAGTTACTCAAATCGTAGGTGCTATTGTCAACGGAGCAGAAGCGTTAGACAAGAGCACAAAGAATTACATGATGGAATCAGTTACTAGAATGATGGATTCTATCGAGAAAACGCTATAGCGAGAGGAGAAAATAAAATGGAAATGGATATTTTAAAAAGTATCTTATCTGAAAATGAGGTAACACCCCTAGGAAGTTTGAATGGAACTCCGTTATATTCATTTGAAGATGCACAGAGAATCAACAAAATTGGATTGGTAAAAGAGAAAATCCAAGGTAAAGAGGTTGAATTTGGTGAAAGACCTATGCGACCTGATGGATTAGGGTATTTGGAAACAAAAGCCAGTGCAATCGCAGTTCCAACTTCTTTCTTTGAGAACAGATATAGAAAAGTAGAAATCGTAAAAACTAGTCTCAATGAAAAAACAAAGAAGGAAGAAACTGTTAAAGATGTATATTACGAAGTCGTAACAGACTACAGAGCTTGTAAAGAACAGGCAAGTGGACGTGTATATACAACAACAATTCATGTATATCAGATTGGAGCTAAGAAAGATTCAAAAGGAAATGCTGATTTATTCTTAATTGGTCAAAGAAATATTTCAGATGCAGACTTTATCAACGAGTTCAAAGGCAAATTGAACAAAGAATCAATGGTCAAGATTCTTAAATTGATTGGTAATAACCCAGCAAAACAAGTAGAAGATACATTAGAGTTTTAATTAGAAGTAAAAAGTAGAAAAAAACAAGGCAATATTTGGAAATAAACAAAAGGTATAAACAGTTTTCACTGTCTATATAGATTTTTGCATATTTCGAGGTATTGCCTTTTTATATGCAAATTAACGAAAGGAGATACATAAATGTCAATTAAACGTAGTTTCACTGTAAAAATCACTTTTAAAGAAGGGTACGGAGACCCTATCACTTTAACAGGAAAAGATGCAACTGCTTTTAACACTGCTTGGCATAACAAATTGAATGACCAAGACGGAGCTATTGGATTTGAATGGCCAGTTATTACGACAACAGGTGAAACACCTAATCAAAAAACAGTAACAACTTATACTTCATTCTTATTCTGCAATGTAGCAAAAGTAGAACGCTCAGAACAAACAGAAACAAAGTATACAGACGATCAATGCCATGATGCTTAGAAGGAGATACCATGCAAAACAACGTACAAACTATTAACGGTGTTACTTGGTTCGATTCCCTAGAAGAAAGAAATACTTTCTTAAAGCAAAATGGTAGACATGAGTTCGCATTGGAAGAAGCAGCAAAGAACGCAAAACAGTATTTGAAACTTCTTGATGTAATAGAAGAAAAAACGCAAATTGACGTTTATTCAAAATTAGATAGCGGTACTTTGCTATACGGATATGTAGTTCTTGAGCCTAAGAAGAAATACAAGATTCCCGAAGATAAAGTTTTGTTAGAAGCACTTAGAAACAAAACTATTCAAAAAAGATATGATTCCACAATGGAAGAAATATTAAAAGGAGCAAAGATTCCATACGAAGTCAAGAAATGTAATTCATGTGGTGGAAGGATTCAGAAATTATTCTATAAGCCCGTAATCGTAGTAGAAACGGAGACTAAGAAATAATGCCACAAAAGAAAAGAGTTCCAACATATGTAGCAAGCATTAAAGATAGCCTTGATCGCAGAAAAAAAGGAAAAGCATTTTATGACAATGCAATCACTTTATCTAGCGTAGATAAAGAAAACCATTATGTCAGTGTGAACCTATCATCAGGGTATGTAGAAAACAAACCTACACGTCTTATTGACGAGGGGGCAATAACATATGAGGGTGGAGATGATATTCGTCTATACATCAAAAAAGGGGCAGTACAAGCATTCTACGATAGCTTGAGTTCTGATTATGTAGGATATATCAACTTAGCTCACATTGACATTACATCACTCCCTTTAAACTTAGGTACATGGACTAAAGATGATTTAACAGTTGTCGATATTGGGAATGGAAGAAAAGGTCTTGATGTAAACGTCAAACTAAATAGGGAATTGCACATAGTGCAAGATTTATTGAAACAAGAAATACCATTGAGTATTAGTGCAGAACTGAGAGGGACACTCGATCTTGAATCGTCATTTAAATTTAATGCACCATTCTACAACGAAATTGAGATTGCTGGTTTCTCAGTTGTTGCAAATCCAGCCAATGTAAACAGTACAGGCGAAAATTTAAACAGTAAAGGAGACTCAGAAATGAACCTATGGGAAAAGATTTTAAAGTTGAGTTCTGAAAATAAAGAAGAAAAGAAGAATGAAGCTTTAGAAAACAAAGAGGAAGAAAAAGAAAAAAAAGAACCTTCTAAAGAAGAAAAAGCACCTGAAAGCAAGACAGATGAAGCAGAAAACGAAGAAGAAGCTAAAAAAGGCGAAGAAACTTTGGAAACTGTTGAGATGTCTAAGGACGACATGGAAAAAATCAACAAATTCATGGATGCTTTTGAAACTTTAAGTGCAAAAGTTGAAACATTAGAAACAGAAAATGCAGAATTAAAAGAAAAATTAAAAAGTTCTAAGAAAGAAAAAACAGAATTTGAAAAGAAAGCAGAAAGCACATTAGACAGATTGTCTAGTTTGATCTCAGGACAAGCTAACGATAAAGAAAAGAAAGAAGAAAAATTAACTTCAACTTCTAAAGTTAGCGGAGATATGTGGGGATAGGAGGTAAACCATGTTAGATTTATTATTTACAAATCCTGATAACACATTATTAGAAAAAATGGCAGTTACACCAGGAATGGTAGAACGTCTAAGTTCTAATATCGAGGATTTAACATCATTCTCAAGAGCTTATATTGATTATGAGAAAGCAAGACAGAATTTAGCAGCAAATGCTTCTAAATCAAATGCAGGAACAGTTGGTATCGGTACTTATTATTCAGATAACTCACCAGCCAATCCATTCCAAAACGTGTTCCCATTAGTTTCTTGGTTAATGAACACACCAGCTTCACGTAAGATGCAAGGTGCTATGAACCGAGGAGCATGGAGCGTTACAAAAAAAGAAGATGGCAAATTCTATATTCAGTTGCCATTCACATACGGAACAACAGAACCTAAATCAACACAAGGTGAATGTTGCTGGGTTCCATTAGATTTAGCTAAATGCGGTAGCAATGCACCATTAGCATTATTGTGTTTAAAGAGTTGCGAGCCTATTATGGATAGCTTAGTAAATGAAACACGTAAAATCAAAGCTAATGACATGGTTTGCTATTTCCAACGTGAAGGAGAAACTATTAAAGAAGCTCAGAAACGTATGGATTTAATTTCAATGGCATACTTCACTGCTATTAACGTAATCTTAGGAACAATGGCTACAGGTACTGCTACATTGAAACCATTCCATGGATTATTGGAAGTAATGGAAGATAAAGCAGTTATCAAAATCGTAGGTACAAACGTATTATCTGCATTTGATTCAGTTGCATTACGTTTAGCAGCATTAGGAGATGGCGATTATAAATTCGCTTGTCACCCATTAGTACTTGAAGGTATTAAATCTGTTATCGTTCCAGGTAAATTCAACGGAGAATATCCTGATGGATGGACTCGTAACAAAGAAACTGGAGAAGTCGCATTTAAAGGACATGGATTTATCGCAGATAAATTAGTTCCATGTGATATTACAAAAGGTACAGGTGATGTATGGGTATTAGAAGGAAATACAGTAGGTTTGGTAATGGGAACTACTTTCCAACCATCTGAAAAATTCCAACGTCATACATTCGGTGCTACAGATACTCAATCTGAAGGATGTGGTACTCAATGTGATTACTACTACAACTTTGGATGTGCATTTGGAACAGACGCAAACAGATTAATGGTTATCCAAGGTATTCCAATGTCAGCAGCTGCATTAGGAGATACATTAAACGGATTAGACCTTGTATTAAAACCAACAACTATCGTACCAATCAACATTGGTGAATAATGTACGAAAAAATTATCGAACAATTGAAAAACTATTGTTCGTGCATAAAGGAAAGCGATTTAGAAGCAGATAAGCTTGAAAAGAATGTTGGAGAACTAATTGATTTAATTAGTACCATCACTTGTTGGAAAAATCATCCTTGTGAGACTTTCCTCTCATCTCAAAGAGAGGAAGTCTTTGATGTTGGTGAATTTAAGAAATGTGGTTGCGATTCAGGAATTGTACGTATACCGCTATTCTATCCAATGATTGACCCAACAACGATTGAAGTATCTGTTATCACTAGAGAAAGAATTACATTTACTACTCACAAACTAGAAGTTGATAAAGATTTTTCTTATAACCCATACGACAGTATCGTGTACGTTGATTTATCTAATATCGACTACAAAGATGTGTGCAATTGTGGATGTGATGAATTATCTAAAATCGTTGTCAGTTATGTAGCTGGATACGAAACGATACCTGAATGTCTATTGCCTGTATTCTGCGACTTCCTACAATTTGTTATCGCAATGAATAGATGCGAATGTGGTTGTAGCACGTGTGAAGAAACAGATGGTAGTGATGTTCTTATTTCAGAAGAAAATTCTGATGCTCAGATTTCAATTAGTATGTATGTTCGTGAGCATATTACAAAAGCTTATTCAGAGCAATTAGGTATCTTGTCAGTATGTAATTCAAAAGACACATGGGTTGGTACAGTAGTATGAGAATTAAATATATTGGAATGAAAAGTTCCACAAAGAAAAACGGATGCCCTGTATGCGGTGCGAAAGCCAAATCAAACACATCTTATGAATATTCAAAACGTATGTGTTTACCTAGTGGCCTAGTAAAAATCTTCCTTATGAACAAAGTTGAGGAAGTATCGTATGAAGATGGTGTATTCCTAAAAGGCTTTAAATACGTCTATGGAGGAAAACTTTATTACCCCTTTATCGAGGTGTAGGAAATGCTAAAAGACTTCTTAGAAGATGTTATAGAAGCGTGTGAAGAAGATTTTGAAGGATTGGCTAGTGAATTAGAAGAAACTATGCGAGATGAAGCTCCAAGAGGGAGTAGATTCTATGCTCAAGAAATGACAAGTATGCCATGGAATGAATATAGGCCAGGTGCTTTAAAGGATTCAATCACGAAAGAAAAAGTATCTAATACCGAATATCTAATCGGTGTAGATGCAGACAAACTAGAAAAAGATTCTAGAAACCCTTCTCACGTTGATTACTCCCCAATGGTACAGAATGGAACTAAACGAGTTTATACATTAGTACGTAAAAACGGAAGGCCGTTCGTTTGGGTAGATGAAATGGGAAAGAAACACTTTGCACACAAAATTAAGATGCCACCTAGAAAGGCAAATGATTTTGTTGCTAGAGCGGTATCTAGATTTGATGCAAAAGTTAAATAAAGGAGATTAAAAATGGAAGAAAAAGTTGTAAAAGCTAAAAAGACTCCTGAACAGAAAGTAGATGTTCAAGCATTTGTTTCACGCAAACTAAACGCTTTAAATCAATTAGGCGGTGCTAAAGCAGAGCGTGCTATGGAGCGTGTACTAAAAGCTACAATGGGAGGGCAAAAGTAATGTCTAACTGTAACATTAACAAAATCATTAGTGACAAATTAAGTGTCTCTAAATTAACTAAAACTCAAGAAATTGATATTACTATCATGAGTGATATTGATTCTTGTTTAAAAATCAATACTCGTAAATTTGAAAAGATTACAGGTACTTCTAGTGCTTATACATCACGTACTATTGCACCTGATTTAATCAACGTTTGTGAATCATTCGGATGTAAGAATACAGGTACATTGTTCATCACTTCTAAAGAAACGGATGCAGAAGGTGGAGAAGGAAACAAAGTACACACAAGTGGTGCGGTATTTAAAGCATTGAAAAATGCATTAGACATTGCAGCAGGTGTTGTTTACTACTACGTAAATGTTCCTCAAGCAGGTACTTACACAATCACAACAAAGATTTCAGATGTTTTAGATCATGAAATGACTAATGCAGATGAGTATACAAGTACTTTAAAAGCAGATAAAGAAGGATTCTACCCTGTACAGATTGACCTATCTACTGTTCCAACAAAAAAAAGTGGAAAAGGATGGGAAGCAAGTACATCAGGTGTCCGTTTAAGTATTGAAGTAGCATTAACAGATAAATCAGCAGATAGTATCTTGATTGGTATTTCTTCAATTTCTTTCTTTGAAGAATTTGCAGACTTAGATTCTAACAACGATATTAAAGTAAGCTGCTTATCAGGATTTGATGGTGACGATACTGTAGACCCTGTAGATACAAGTTGCTTTGACGATTCTTATGATGATGATTCTGCTTCTATTGAGCGTTCATTTACAGGTACTCAATTAACATCTAACTACTTAACTATGAACCCATTCATTGGCAAAGGAGATAAATCTCAAGGCTTTATGATGCGTACTCAGGAAGTAGTTATTGAAGCAGATAAAGAACATCCTGAATATGGTTCAATCCATATTGCAGACCACTTTGTTGAAGAATGTGGATTTATCTATGCAGCATTGAGCGACCAATGCAATATTACAGATTCTACTTTGAACCGAATCAACACTCCATTGTTGGCTAACTTAGATGAGTCTCAATACCAAGTATTGAACAGTAAAATCAATCCAAGTTTAGATATTGAAGGTTCAAAAATTTACTTCAACAAAAACTTAGTAGGTAAAACATTAAAGATTTCTTATCCAATGACTGTTGATGTATTGCAACATTATGTAGCAAACAACGATAGCTTAAAGAATAAGAGAGCTAAAGTTACAATCACTCGTTATAGAAGTGATGGAACTGCGGAAGTATTTACTTACCACAATGCAAAAATCACTTCATTCCCAATGGGTATCCCTGATGATGGAGCGTTTGAATTTAGTTTAGCGTTCAAGAAAGATACTCGTGGAAACTGGTATGAAGTTTATGTAGTAAACAAAGCTAACGCTAATTTATAGAAATTGAGAGGCAAATGAGATGGAAGAACAAAAGATTTTAGAACCAACACAGTTAAATGCCATGATTGAAAAGTTAAAAGTAGCTCGTGAGGATGATACTCCTCACGCAGTCTATGGCAATGGTGGTGAAATTGCAGTTGTTGGTGATGCAAATAAGACAGATGTTAAAACAATTGATATTGAAGTGAGTTTTAGATTCACTGAAAAAGAAATCGAAGAACATAAAATTGATGTTCCTGAGAACGCTAAAAGAGTAGGGCAATACGTTATGTTCGATAAGAAGTTTGAAAATCTAACATTATCTCCTAGACAAGATATGAAGATGGTAGAAGCTTTAATCGAAGTAAAACCATTGTTATTGGATGCAGAACAAATCCTAGACCCATATAAAGAAAAATTCCAAGAAATCGAGGAATATTACGGTCACAAATTCATTAAAGGAAAAGATGGAATCGTTACAACAGATGCAGATGATGAAGAAGTGAACAAGACTATGGTTCAGATTTATGAAGCGTATATGAATGAAGCAAATGAACAGATTTTCCATTTATACGCTCAATCCTCTACAAATTTAGTTGATGGACTTTATAAAGTTGTTGCAATTTTCTTAGGATTAGATGAATTTTATGAAGATCACATGATGCAATATTCAGTTTTAACTTGCATGATTAGCCTAATTATCAAATATCCTGAATTATTTAATGAGGTAGAAACAGTTTTTATCAAATAATTGATAAGGGGGATGATAAAAAGGATTCAGTAAAAAAAGCAAAGTCTTATGTTGCAGAACTAAATCTTTATTCAACTATGGCTCATTATGTCGGTAAAATTCTAAAAATACGCCCCAATGAGATATTAGACCATTGGGGTGTTTCTGAATTAGTTGTAGCCTTTGGGTACTACGCAAATCTACAAAGCGATAAAACATGGAATGAAATTAACGAGGCAAATAAAAATTCTCAAAAGAAAATACCTCAGATTGACAGATATGCGGTTCATTTCATGCAGAAAACAGATTTAGTGAAGGAGTCCGAAGATGTCAGTACGTGAAGTCGGTGCTAGGTTAGTCCTTGACATTAAGGATGCCGAAGCAAGAATAAAGCAACTTGAAAAAGAGTTAAAAGAAATCGAAAAGGTAAAACTCAAATTTGATGCTAACACCAATGAATTAGAAAAAATTAAAGCAAGATTAGAAGAAATCAAAAAAGAAAAGGAAGCTTTAGAAAGACAAAAGCTTGCTATGAAAGTAGATTTAGATAATCTAGCTAATTTCAAGAATCAATTATTGGATATTAAAGATGATATTAGTGAGCTTAAAAAAGAGTTATTAGCCTTGAGTAATAAAAAGCTTTCTATTGATATTGATTTAAAAGCTAATGCCAACGAAATTCATGATGCCATTAACGACATGACACTAGGTGAAAACGATAAAAGTGTTAAGCTTAAAGACCTATACAGTGCACGTGAAGCTCTCAAATACGATATGCGAGAGGTTGGCATTGAAATTGATGAAGTTCAAAAGAAAATTAACAATCTTAACAAAGAAAAAATTAAGATTGAAGCGAACATCAGTGAATTAAATGATGCTCAAAAATTGGTTGATGAGATTGATGATTCAATCGCAGATTTAGACAAAGAAAAAATAAAATTAGAAGCAGATTCTTCTAAGTTAGAAGATACAAATAAAAAGCTAGACGAAACCATTGAAAAAGAGAATGATGTAAGAAACACAAAAGCGGATATTGAGTCACAAGTTATTGGCTATCAAGATAGCTTGAATAAACTAAACAATCTTCAAAACGCTGCTAAAGCCTTGAAAACTGCTAGTAAGATTACATTTGATGTTGGAAATAAGATGTCAAATCTAGGCTCTAGTATGTTGAACGTTGCTAAGAACTTCCAAAACAATCCAATAGGAGATATTGGACGATTCTTAGTACAAGGTGTTGGATATTCTAGTTTGTATAGATTGGTTTCGAGTGCACAAAACGCAATTGGTGATGCATTTTCAAATGGTGTTAAAAGATACGATACAATCAAAGTTGCGAAAAGAACATTATCCACTGTAGTAGGTGATGTAGACGATTCTACAACGAAAATCCAAAAGATGATTGATAACCTTGATGAAAGCATTTTGGGCCTACCAACCACTTTAGATGATGCTCTAAGCCATGTTACGAGATTTACTTCAATCAATCACGATTTAGATAGGTCTCAAAAGCTATTCTCGGCAATTAATGATTCCATTTTGACATTTGGTGGAGATTCTGAGGGAGTAAACAATGCGGTTACTCAGTATTCTCAAATCATGGGTTCTAAAATGGATGCTCGTACATTGAGATCAATGGAAGATGCAGGTATGACACCAGCCTTAACTGCTATTGCAAAGAAATTTAATATGTCTTTTGCGGAGTTTAGAGAAGCATTTACAGGGCCAAATCCAACTATTTCATTACAACAATTTGAAGATGCTCTGATTGAATTGGATGAAAAAGGTGGTGGTGGCCTAAATTCGTTGGCAACTATGGTTAAATCATCTGTAGCCACAATTGGTAATGCTTTTGACTTAATCCCTAAGAGATTTAGTAAAGCCGAAGAAAAGTGGCTAGGTGCATTAGATGAGGTTTCAACAGAATTGACGGGAGCTACAATCTATGGAAATATCTACAAACTTTCTCAAAAAGTTGAAGGCTTAGGAGATATAGGAGCAAACTTCATTAGAGGTCATAAAAAAGAGATTGGCGAAGGTATAGACTTCATAAAAACAAAGTTTACTGAATTATGGAGCGTTTTAAAAACATTCAGTTTCAAAGATTTTGTTGGTGGTTTTAAAGAAGGATTAGGAGATTTCCAAGGTGTAATTGATTTCTTCAAGCCTATTCTTGGTGATTTCTATGATTTTGCAAAAGATAAAATCACCGAAATGGGAGACGGAAGCTTTTCTAAAGGATTAGGACGTTTCGTATCAGACTACATCCAAATTGGTATTGGATTAAAGTATGCTGGTAAGTTAATGAAACTTGGAAGCGGTGGAATTAGCCTTTTAGGAGATTTAGTAAACATTTCTTCAAAATTCAAAGGAAAAAGTTTCAATATTCCTTTCCTAGGAAAACTAGGAAGTAAATTCAGTTCTATTAAAGATGTATTCAAGAGTTCAGATGAGATTACTACTGCGACAGGTACTCCAAAAACTTTTGATGCAGAAGGATTTAAAAATAAATTATCTTCATTAGCTATCATAGCTGGTGGGGCAGGAACAATTATTCTTTATTGCAAAGCTATAAAGGAAATTGAAAAGAATGTTCCAAATGACATTACAACATTGCCTATGCGATTAACAAATCTATTCTCTGTAATGGGATTGATGATGGGAGCTAATACGATTAATGCAGGAGTTTCAAAAGCATTAGAGATGAACAATGCCTTAACAGGATTAGCATTGATGGTTGGTCAAGGCGGAGCTTTATGGCTATTTGCAAAGGCTATGCAAGAGCTAGATAAAACTATGCCTGATGGATTCGACACATTCAACGATAAGTTATTAGGCTTATTTGAATGTATAGGCTCTATGACACTTATTACAGGTATTCAAGGTGGTGCTGGTGTCCTAACGGGTGGAATCACTACATTGGCTCAAGTGCTAGGAATGATAACAACAACAGGACTAGCTGGTACGTTGATTGCTTGTGCTAAGGCTATGCAAGAAGTCGATAAGAATGTTCCTTCAAACACAAGAGGACTTAAAAAGAAAATCCAAGGAATTATGGATGTCATAGATATGTTTGAAGGCGGAGGAACATATTCTTCTTGGTGGAGTCAAGTTATTAAAAGTTCTGAGTCTTTATGGAAAAACATGGAGACTTGGAATATTACTAGGATTCTAAAGAAACTTGTTACTATTGGAGAATCAATTTCAAAAGTACAAGGAATGAGTATTGATAGTAGTTCTTTCAACGATCAATTCAAAGATATTCAAGAAGTTATCAAGAATATTAATGATTTTGAGTTTCCTACAGTTAGCACATCAAGTGCAACAAACATTGCAGATGCAAACAGTATCGTTAAGAACTATACAACAATGGCTTCTAGCCTTTCTAAAATGTCTAGTATCAACGGAAGTTCAATTAACGTTGAGAATTGTACAAGCATTTTAAAGAATGTAGCTAGTGTTGTTAGTGAAATGAAGAAGATTGTGTTTCCTGATGTTACAAAGAGTATTAAATCTAATTTAAACTCTACAAATGCTCAAGAGTTCCTAGATACATTGAAGATTTTGGAACAGATTGTTCCTGAATTTGGAAACTTGCAAGCAACGATTACAAACAATCCTTTACCAAATGCAGAGGATATTAAAAAGACAATCACTAGTATTTCTCAAGCGATTGGATATATTTCTGTAGCTGGTGTTGGAACAGGAAAAGACAAAAATATGTTGTCTTATAACTTGAGACAAATGCCTGATTCTAAGCTATTTAATAACGCACTAAAGGCGATTACAACTTTAGGCGATATAATCCTCAAGTTTGGAACTTTGAACGTCTATTCAACTGATTTCGACTTTGAAACACTGAGAGCCAATATCAAAAGTATTGGAAATGCAGTGAATGAAATGGCAACCAACAAAGGATTAACTGAAAATCTAGAGAATATGGACACAGTTAATAAGACTGTTTCTAAGTTGAAAAAAACGTGTGAAAGCTTAAATTCTATCGTTGGATTAAATCTAGATTTCGTTAAGATTGGAGAAGTCACAACAGGTATTCAAACATTCCTAGACAATGTTAAGGGATTAAAAGTTGGAGAAGCCACTACAAGTGTTGTTACAGAAGTAAACTCAATCGTTACTTCATTCCATAACATGGCCACGACTTTATCAAATATGAAATCTGAATTTAATACCTCTGGTACAGATATGGCCAATGGAATTATTGAAGGTTTCAAAAGCATTGATATTGAAGGTTCATTTGGAACTAAGATTGATAATGCCAAAGCTTCATTGAAGAAGAAAAGCTTCAAATCAGTAGGTAAGAAGTTTGGAAGAGATGTTGTAAGTGGATTTAGTGAAGGTATCTCTAATATGTCTAGTTCAATATCTAATCAGATTACTATGATGTATGGATATTCAACACGATTCACAGATTTAGGACAATACTTAGGAAGTGCATTTAAAAATGCGTTCAACAATCAATCAGGAAACATTAATACAGGTGGTACAAATACTCCTACAGTAAACAGAGGCAATGAATCACAAGGAAAAAACTTTAAGTTTGCTAAAGGTGGCCCAGTTTACTTAAAACGAGGCGGACAACCAATTGTTATGAAACCTAGTGGAACAGATACAGTACCTGCTATGTTGACTCCTGGTGAGTATGTAATGAAACGTAGTGCAGTTAAGAACGCAGGTCAAAGTTTCATGGATAAAGTAAATAACATGGATTTGAAAGGTGCGTTCAAAGAATTGTCTACTAGATATGGTTCTCATGTTGGAAGCGTTGTTAATAAGAATGTGACTATCAACAATAACGATAATCGTGTTACGAATAACAGTATCGCTTTCAACGAAGGAAACGAAAGAAGGCAGGCTATCAAAGTAGGTAGATGCTTGAGAGGTTTGGCATAATGACTTGTTATAACTTAAACCCATTAAAAACATACGTTCAGTTCAATGATCTTGTAATAGACAGTGCGGAGGAGATTTCCTCTGCCTCTCTAAAGCAAGATACAAAGACTGCAACGCAAGAATATAGTTACGGACATGGTAGTTATGTTGCTTTCCAAAAGAATCAACAGTTTCTTACGGAAGGTGACTTGTCCTTAACATTGAATTTTAATTATGAACATTTTCATGATGAAGATAGAAGATTCCTACGTGACTATTTCAATTTGAATTTGCTTAAACCTGGTAGGTTATGGGCAATTCAAGATAACAAATTGATTTGGGCATGGGCCTATGTCACAGGATTTAGTGAAGATTACAAAAAATACCAAGGCTATTTATCAATGGATATTGATTTCAAACTTTGGGAAGGTGTTTGGCATATTGCAGACACGAAGAAAACATTCTTAGTTCCTTATTCTGTATGTAATATCCTTGATTGTGAGAATTTCAGAGATGCTCAAGAATGTTTATCATGTTGTGTTGCTTGCCCCTCTGATATGGAAACCTGCAATTCGTGTTTATGTGATTGTGGAGACATTACAGAGGAAACATCTTTATGCGTAATGGGTACTAAAGCATTGGAAGATTTTATGAATTGTGGCAATTCATACAAGATTGTCTACGATTGCATCAAAGGTGAACAGATTTTCGGTGATGATTTGATTAAAAACAAAATCTGTAAAAAAGATTATTGTGTTGAGTCAATTGCTGGAAGATTCTACAGTGGAACAGTGTTAGATACCGACAAAGTAAAATTGATTCTAGATGGTAAATTCCAAAACCCTGAAATTGAAATCAACGGAAACAAAATGATGATTCTAGGCGAATATGATGGAATTTTAACACTTGATTCAAGTTGGAACTTATACTTTACTGCGGATGGATGTTGTGCATCAGAGGAAGTAGATTTAGATAATCTAGTTATCGAAGATGAATTTGGATTCACAGTACATCATGGAATGAATAGATTAGTTGTCACAGGCTCATGTTGTAAGATGGCTTGTGTATATATAGATGTTGATGAACTTACAAATTAAGGAGGCTTGCAGTGGCAAATGTTAAAAGTTATTGCACTGCTTGTGGAAAACTAAAAGATAGCAGTGCAGAGTTTATCCAAAATGGTGTTACAGATTCAATCTGTACGTCTTTAGGAAGCGATACAGGCTTAAATCCTGAGAATGGCAATAATACGTGTACAGACATGGAAAATGCCAACGATTGCCTTACAAAGGGCTTATATGACATCATAGATGGATTTGATTTGTGTGATTGGAAATTATTCATGAGTCAATATGCTAACAATGATTACAACATGAAAGCAGCTATGATTTGTTGGATGTGTGGATTGCAAGACCAGTTGTATAATCTTCAACTTCAAAACTTGGCAATCGAAACACAATACACGATTCAACAGTCTACACCTGAATTGAGTGTTGAAATTGACAGACAAGGTAATTTCACATTCAGATATTCAGATTGGATTCACACAAGTGAATATACGAAAGTAGCGGACGGAGTTATTACAGGAAAAGTAGATTTCTGTATGAAGCCTAACAAAGATAAGAGTGCTACATACAAATTCAACAGTGTTACATTGAAACACTACTCTTATAAAATGACGGGAGTTTCCGCTGGCTCAGCTCCAACTGTTTCAATTCGTGTTCCTAATAAGAGTGGATCGTTGGTATATCAAAAAATCACAAATGCTTCATTTGAAGAAGATATTAACAAAACAGTGGAATTAAGCATGAGTGGAACAGTAAAAGCTGGAGAAACAACAAATTGGTTGCAATTCCTTTCTATTTATGTTGATTGGCTAGAAGATGATGAAATATCTCTACACACTCGTTTTGTAAATGATAACAAGGTGAATTTTGTTATCTGTAGAGATTAGGAGGTACACATAAATGAATAAAGATGTTTGTTCTGCTTGCGATTCTTTAAAAGCTACGAGCAGTAATTTCATTCAAAAAGGTGTAACAGATACTATTTGTGCAAATCTTAAAGTAAACCAAGGTTTTGAAAACAAGGGCCACAATAACTGTACAGATATGCACGATATGAACGATTGCTTATTAGGCGGATTGCTAGAAAAGATTGATACATATGATGTTTGCGATACAAAAGAAGCTATCAAAGATTTGGAAAAGAACCTAATCAGTATCATGGATGTAATGATTTGTTCTGATTGTGGGCAATGGGAAGAAATCGAGAAACTATGGGCAGAAATCCAAAAGATTTGGAATGCTATCAGAGCATTACAAAATAAGGTTGGTGGTATCGAAGGCAGCGTTGGAGATATGTACAGTGCGGTCGAAAAGATTCTTACGAACCTTAAAAACAGTGGTGCATGGAAGCAAACAGGAGATACTGTATTTGAAGGAAAATTCAATGACGGAAGAAGTATTGCAACAGGTAATATCAATATCTTTGGTGGTACTCCTGATGGAAACTCATACATCCGTACTAATAACGGAAGTTCTGAGAATGATTTGGCTGGTGGTGTTTAATGGCATGGCAAAACTTTCATGGAGCTTACGATAACACAGGGCCATATGCAAATGTAATATTAGGTGGGAATCCAGGCGATACCGCAGACTTTGGATTTCCTCTTGCTACCGCCCATGCTAAAGGGTATGGAAAAGGTATCAACTTTTCAGATGATGGAAACTATGGTGTTGCATTCACGTTAGATTTAGTTGGATATGGTGTAACGGATGCTGGTCAATATACAGGTAACGGAAAGTATGTACAGTATGGTGGAAGATACAACTATATTTTGATCATTAGTGTTTCTAACAACAACAAAGCATCATGGAGAGAGATTTACAATCAAGTAATATTCTCTCATGCCGATACATGGTCATTGGCTTATTCATCAGGTTGGGAAACAGTGGCACAAAATAGTCAATGGAGCGGTAAGCTACAACTTCCAACAGATACAACACATGTTAAAGTTGAATTAAGAGGTGAAGATGCTACATTCCCTTACGAGAATATATATTCTATTCAACAGGTTATCCCTGATTTCAGACCATGGGCAGTAAGAAAAGGTGGCATATTCTATTCGTTGGATAGAGCTACAGGATGGTTTAAAAAGAGAGTTAAAGACTCTTGGGTTACTATTGGCAAGTACAGTGCCGATAAAGCGAACAAAGAAAACCAAGGGTCAAGTAGAATCAGAAAAAATGGTAAATGGGTAGGACAAGGCAAAATTGGTAGTTAGGAGTAAATATGATTCCTTACTTTGAAATATTAGAATTTGGAAAAGTTAAGAAAAGATTCAGAGAAGCTTTAAGCACAATCAGTTTTTCAAATGAGTTGATGACAGTACCTGAAATGCAAATCACAATTCCTAACGAATACTACGATTTAATCTCAGGAAGAAAAGAAATGCGAGTAATTATGGATTGTGGAGTTTTCTACGGAATGATTACCGACTACAAACCCTCTGTAAGTGGTTTAAACATATCTCTAACGCACGTAATTAACGAATGGACATATAGGCAAGTACCAACAAATTATGCGGTTAAAAACGCTCTTATAAAGAACGTATACGAAAGTGAAGATATGTATTATTCGACTCAGTGGAAGATGAATTTTGAAACTGAGATTGATAGTGAAAAGATTGACTACGTTTATTCTAGACAATCTAAATTAGATGCACTTACTAAAACTTGTGAATTGACACCATCTGTTTATTGGAGAGTACCGTTTACGAATGATAAGCAAGTTGAAGTTGGATATTTTGGAAAGAAGCAACCCGTTATGCTTTCCAATAAACCAACATTAGGAAGAAATTACAGAATCATTGGTGAGCCAACAATGGAAACCGATTTTTCAGATGTTATTAACCTTGCTACAGTTTATGCTAATAAGTCTGATAGTGGTATGTCCTCTTTATCTCTGAGAGAAGTGTATAACGATAAAAGCTTGCAGAACCCTAAGTTTCCTGTAGTTATTTTGAGGTCAAACATAAATAACGAGCGTGATTATGAATATGTAGACTTTCCTAAATTAGCTCCTAACAATCAATTGGAATATTCCATTATTGATACGGAATCAGTTGGATATGAAAGTGGTGTATTCATTGAAGGAACATTTGCATTTGATGATTTATCACCATTTAGCTTAGAGGATATGACAAAAGACTCTAAGGACTATAAATGGGTCATTCCTAAAGAGCAAAGATTTTTGACGGATACAGAGGAAATAAACAACGCTAAAGCCTTGTGGCACTCTTTAAAAGACATTTGGAGCAAATCTGCTATTGCTGCTTTATGTGGTTCGTGTCACGTAGAATCAACCTTAAACCCTAACTTGTATCAAATGGGTGATGTTCCTGATTCTCAAAAAGGATTTGGATTGGTTCAATGGACACCATACACACGAATTACAAATTGGTTAGGCTCTCATGGATATACAAGCTACACAATGTACGGAAAAGGGGAAGTAGCTAAGTTAGTTGAAGAATGGTCAACAAACGCTACAAATGGCCCTTGGATTCCTACTTCTTCTTATAACATCACATTTCAACAATGGTCACACATGGAAGCAGATATGAATTACATGGTAATGGCTTTTATGGCGGATTATGAACGTGGTGATACATCTATTGATTTACAGTATCAAAAGCGTATTGAATTTGCTCAACGTATTTATGGTTTGATTCCTGATTGGGAACAAGATGATAACGGTACTACAACAGATACAGATAAAACACAATCCCGTCCTTGGAACGCTCAGAATTTTATTAACACATGGAATGGTCAATCTATCGACATGGATGGTGTTCCTGTTGAACAACCATATCAATGTGTAGATGCATGGAAGAAAGCATTACAGACATTGAATTATCCAGACCCAACAAGAGCTATTGGCGGTGATGGATATGCAGATTACATTTGGTATAACAGAGATGAATTAGGTTATTCTCAGTACTTTGATTATGTTAGTACACCTCAATTTGGTGATTGGTGCATATTCGGTAGAAGTGGTGACACACCTACATCACACGTTGCAATGTACGTTTCTGATGCTGGTAATGGTAGAGCTAATTTCTTTGGTCAAAACCAACCTTATCCATATTGCAATACGACAACAATCAGTACATCAAATATCATTGGTATTTTCAGAGTAAAGAGTGTTTATGTACAACAGAGCATTGACCCTGAGTCTACAAACGGAACAACTATCATTACTGATAACGATAGAATTTATGCGGCCAAGGTCGTATATGATTGTGCCTGTAGAAAACTAATTAACGCAAGAAGAAAGTTTTCTATCAACACTTCTTGTGAAGCATTGCCTAAAGAAGTAAACGTAGGTGATAGAATCAGATTTATTTATGATCTCAATTTATTGCAATTGGGAAGTTGTAATAGATACATGAAACGTATTCTAAAACAAGACGATTGGTTCTATATCACAAGTCTACAAAGAGAAATAGATAAAACAGGAATTGAAATAGATACATTGACACTAGAGAAATTCCTAAGAACAGATAGAGACGGAAAGAGTGAGTAGTTATGGATATTAGTAAGGCGATAAATATATTAGCTGATAGTGTCTATGATTTGAAAGAAAAAGGAAGATACAATTCCATTCAACGTAGAAACCACACAGTTGATTTTTATGGGTATGAGTTCCCTAGATGGGGATGTTCAAGTTCTAAACCAGCGGTAATAGGAATGTCAATTTCTCAGGATTTGATTTATTATGAGCGTTTTGAGTTTAAACTAGTAATAGATAATTCTACTGCTACAAACTTTAATGTTGAGATTGAAGGAATAGACATGACACCATATTTCAAGCAGCAATTCAACGGAGCATGGATTACAGGCAATGGACTATGGCCTGGGCAATATTCTAATTTTGATGTTCTTAAAGCTTGTGGGTATCTTTCAGAGGATGAGAGAAATAGAATATTAGACCCAGGATATAAAACAATCAAAGTAACAGGAAATGGTAATTTTGATTGTACGTTAGTTAATTATCTTAAATATAGTCATGTAAACAGATAAGAGGTATCTATGAATAGATATGAACAAAGGATTGAAAACCTATCAAATCATGTAAAACAAAATCATAGAGATTGGCAGTCTGCCATATCGCTATTGAAATTGAACAGTCAACAAATTGACTTTAAAAGAAAACAAAAACAACAGTCTGCTAGATTATCTATCAAAGCATACAAAAAGGAGGTTGTGTAGATGGAAAACAAATATAGCACTTCGGGAATTGGAGAAGATATTATCCGTAGTTTTACACAAATTGCAAGTGCAGAACTACACGCTAAAACCTTATTAGAAAAACGTATTTCTGAGGTTGAAAACGGATTAATTAGTGAAGAAGAAATTCCTGATAATTTAGAAAAGATTGAAGCACTAAAGGATGAAATTGATGATTATGCCAACATCAGACGTTCTCAAATGCTTTATCTATACAATTCTTTTGGTGGCAAAGGGGATAGAGAACAGTGGTGTTTAGTTAAACATTTAAGTATGGCTATGTACACTGCATTTGAAGCATATCAAGCTTCGGATAGAGACCCTGAATTATTGAATATCGCTTTGGAGATTAACAAGAAGTTTATTGAAGCTTGTACCAAATTCTTAGGCGTAGAAATTACTTCTTGTGCATCTTGCTTCGCAGACATTATGAAAGCTGGAGGAAAATAATATGCAACCTGTAGTATGTAACAAAGATATGGCAGTAGTATTCCCTTTAAAAGACGGTGATTGCGAATTTTGGCTAGAAATCGTTGATTCTGTAGATGATATTACTAATCCAAGTAGAGACCATGCGTATGTTGATTCAAAAGGATTATTCTATATCTACAATGGAAAAGAAATTCAAGTAATCAATGACCATGCGAATCTGAAAATCAAATGGGGAAATATGATTGGCGATATTTCTAATCAATTGGATTTAATGGAAATTCTAAATCAATTCGTAAAGACAATTTCTGTAAACGGGACAAACATTGCCAAAGACAACGACAAAAACATTGCTATTCAAGTGCCTATCACAACTATTAAATTAGATGGAAATACGATTAGTCCTGTTGATTATATTGTAAATTTAGATTTAGCTAGTGTTTATGCAAAGAAAACTGAAATTCCTAAAAATGTATCTGAGCTTCAAAATGATGCTGGATATATTAAGCAAGAAGTTGTAGATCAATTAATACCTATTAAAGCAATCAAGGTTAATAACGTAACGATACCGCCTGATGAAAACCGTACAGTAAATATTGAAAATGTGTATGTTACACCAGAAGAATTCGGTGCTATTGGTGACGGTACTACTAACGATAGTTCAGCATTTAATACTTGTTTTGCTAAGGCAATGGAAACAGGAAAATACGTATTATTAAGTAATAAAACATATGTAATTGAAAGTAAATTAAATGACATTATAGCAGTTAATATTATTGGTATTCACTCACAAATAAAATTACTTGATAATGAATTTTGTGATACTTTAAGTGGTTGTTATGTGTATGGGGTTCGTTTTTATCGTGATACTTACGGTTTTAGTAATAAGAAGTTTGTTAGGGAATTATGTAATACAACATTTAATTATTGTGTATTTGATGACTTATATATTATGTTTGAAACATTAATAGGTTCTCGTGAAACTACATTATTAAAAAATTGCCAATTTATTAATACTAATTTATTTCATGGCACAGGTAATTATAATAGTAAAATGTATTTATTTGATAACACTTCATTTTATTATGATGAAAACGGTTCACACGGCGAAAACATGATAAATGGTAGTTTAGGTTATGGTTTTGTTTTTAATAACTGTATTATTCAAGTAACTAGAAATGATTCAACACAAAGAATATTTACTACAAATGATAATTTAACATTTAATAACTGTTATATATTTGTATTGAGTAAAGCAACATGTTTAATTTCCGTAGAAGATGATAATGAAGCTGCACCTATGACTGTTATATTTAATAATTGTAAAATATCGAATTTGACTAGTAAAACTATATTAAAAGTTTCAAGCTCAGTCTCAAATATGTATTTTAATTTGAATATTATTAACTCCGAACTTAGTGTAAAATCTATCTGTGATTCGAATTTAGAGTGTAGTTTATGGCTTGAAAACAATATCATGGACACAAAACCTATTATCAACAGCGGTACAGGTAAAGTTAATTTAGTTGAAATTCAACAGAAATATAGTGATACGAGCGAAAATATATTCCCTTGGACAACAGAGCCTACACCAACCGTTGAAAATAATGTTTCACTTATTGAAGATGGAACAGATCACTATTATGTGTTAACAGAAAGCAAAGATAAAAATGTTAAAAAATTAGACTATTATTTTAAATATGATGTTGATTATTTAGTAGATGCGCCTTATTATAGCAATAGCATTTTTGTTAGGGATTTAGACTTAGAAGGTTATACAGTTAAGAGATCATATTTAAGTGATAACACATGTAAATTAAAAAACAAAAGTACAGGTGAATTAATAGATTATGTTTATTTTATGCTAGATGATAATGTAACAGTCACAACCTCAAAAGATGATCCACAACTTACATATACTAGAATAACAATTAAATATTTACCATATTTCGCTAAACTTAAAACAGACACACCTGTTGCAGGGCAATTGCATGTTGACATGTGTATTTCAATTATTTTAGAAAAAACTAGCTCATAAGCTAGTTTTATTTTATTATATAAATGAGGTGGACATCCGTTTGATAATGCGATTAATGGACAGGTCCGTATAAGAGATTATCAAAATTTGGGATTGAAAAAGAATAGGACAACTTGGAGAATTTGCTGGTATTGAACGTAGAGTATTCCCTCACCTCATTAGACATACAACCGCTTCGGATGGATTAAATAGAGGTATGGGTATTGAGGAAGTCCAAGCTATTTTAGGGCATGAAAGCATTGCTACAACAATGATTTATGCTAAAGTATCTAAGAACAATGTAAAATTACATCACACAAAATGTATTGTATAAGTTATAGGGCGTTAATGTACGTCCTTTTCTTTTCATTATATAATTGAGATGCCATAAAACAGTACCTCAGAAAATATGAGAGAGATGAAATATTTTTGGAGGTGTAAATTTATGAATGTACAAGATTTTTTAACTTTATTACAGACTGCTGCTACTTTAGTTTGCGGTGGATTAGCTTTATATTTTAAATTCAGTACCAAAGCTAAAACCAAAGCAAAAGAAGTTCAAGAAGTGATTGCTAAAATCACTGCACAAGCAGTAGTTTACATTAAAGAAGCAGAGAACAACTACAAAGATACAACTAATGCTGGCGGTAAAAAGTTTGAAGAAGTTGTTAGTAAACTATACGATCTTGTTCCTGATGCTTTGCATGGAATTATCACAAAAGAAATGATTAGTGAAATTGTTCAAAGTACTTTTGATGAAATTGAAGAATACGTTAAGATTCAATTAGACAACGGAATTGATAAAATCAACGTCAAAGGTGAAAAATAGTGGGAAAAGTAATCACTATTGATTTAGAATATGTTTTATGGCTTCTAGGTTTCATTGCTTCCGCTTGGGGAGTAGTAAAGATTATTAAAGAGCTAAAGAAACCTAATGACGATTTAAAAGAAACCGTTAGAAAACACGAAGAATGGTTAGTAAGAGACAATGAGAGAATAAAATCAATCGAAAGCTTAGTTATCACACAAGAAGGGATTAAGAAAGAATTGAATGAACACTCTCGAAGATTAGGAGAACATGAAGAAAGATTAGAAGAAGATAAGCAACGTGGTAATTTAACACTAAAAGCAAACATTGCGATCATCAACAATATGCTTTCTGAAAACGATAAAGACAAACTCCAAGAAACTAGAGATGAGATTCAAGACTTTCTGCTAGAAAAAAACTAAGGAGGATGAAAAATGGGAACTCCACAAGAGTTTTATAACTATGCTATCAATAAGGTTTTTAACAATAAAGGGCAAATAATGAACATTAGTTATGTTCAAGGCGAAGAACCATATGGTGGACAATGTGTTTCATTAATTCAAGGATTGATGGCATGGGGAGGGAAGCCATGTATTGCACGTGGCCATGCCAAAGATTGGTGGTTTAACAGAGCAAATAATGGTGTTTTAAGCTATTTTGATGTTGTTACAGGTGCTCCCCAAAACGGTGACGTAGGAGTGTCTGTAGGCGGTGATGCAAGGTATGGACATATATTTATCTATTGGGAAGGTAGAGCACTCTCTCAGAACGTTTTAGGCAACCCTAAAGCCATGTTGTGGCCATTAAACTATCAAGGTGCTATTTGGGGATATTTAAGACCTAAATTCTACACAAATGCTTCTACATATGATGCTTCTCAATTGATTAAAGAGAATGGAATGGCAACATTTGAAAATGATACTGCTATCGTTATCCATAGAGATACTCCAACAGGTGCTTCTTACGGAACATTTGTAAAAGGCGAAAAGCAAGTCTATACAGAAAAATGGATTGGAAATGGGCATAGATGGATTTCATGGATTCATACAAATGGAGTTAGATGTTTTGCAGCAGTTAGCGGTAGTGAATCATATGGTGTTGAACCATGGGCCACAATCGGTGCTCCTGAAACAAAAGACATTGAATTAACTCAGGAAGATGGTATTGCCACATTCATTGTTGATGGTGTGCATAAACACTACGACAATCCAAGTGGAGAAATCTTTGGCCAATGCAATTCAGGAGATGAGATTCGATATTATTGGAAGTGTGTAACGAATGGCCATAGATACGTTGTCGGAAAAGAAGGAGATAGAAAAGTCTTTGTGGCGGTATCTGCGACAGAGGATAGAAGCCAAATGTGGGCGAAATTCAGAGCACCTGATACAAATACTAAGGAAGATACAAAAGAGCCTTCTAAGCCAACTACAACAGATTACACTAAGAATGTTAAGGGATATGGAATTGATATTTCAGAACACAACAGTTCTGATATTGATTTATCTAAATATGACTTTGTTATTTTGCGTGCTTCATATGGAGAATACACTGATAAGAAGTTTGAATACTTTGCAGATAAATGTGAACAATTAAAGATTCCTTATGGTGTGTACTGCTATGATTATGCGTTAGATGATAGTCAAGCTAGAGCGGAAGCAGAGTATGTATATAATCTAATCAAAGACAGAAATGTTCAATTAGGTGTATGGTTTGATATGGAGGATGCAGATAATTACAAGAAGAAAGCTGGTGTCTTAACAAAAGAAAGATGTTCTTTCTCTTGTAAAGTATTCTGCGACTATATGAGTGCTAAGGGATATTATACAGGTGTTTATACTAGTACTAGTTGGCTAGGAACATTTGTAGAAACAACATATCCTATTTGGATTGCAAATTGGGGTACGAATGATGGTAATATTCAATCAGACCAATCTGGTGTAGGTGTTATTCATCAGTATGCAGCTAACCCAATCGACAAAGATATAATCTTCCACGATATTGATTTTTATAAGTCAAATCCTAAGAAAGATGAACCGAATACAGATTCTAAGGATGACTCTAAAGATGATTCTAAAGACGATTCTAAGGATGATTCTAAGGATGATGGAAACAAAATCAATGTGACAGGAATCAATAAATTGATTGAACTGTTGCTAAAGATCGTTGAAAAAATCGCTAATTTGTTCAAATAAACGTACATAATGTACAAAATATGACATGAAACGCTTGTATTTGCACGAAATCTGCAAAAAAGAGGTTTATATGTTGTAAATCAATCATAAATTAATCATGGTAGTGTGAACTATCGTGAACGAAAATATAATTGGTGGAAATGAAAACCGTGTTGCTCCTTAAATATCACACAAGCTCGAGATAGCCAATTATAAAATAGTTCGTCTACTAGTGTAGAAGGAGTTTCCTAGGACGTATGATTTATACGTCCTTTGCTTTTTTGTGTTAAAATATAAGCACATAGATTAGCAGAGTGCGCAATGCAACCAATATCATTCTATACTATACTTATCTATACTATGGTATAATATCTATGCTTAGGGGAATACGATCATATTCTTTTTATCTCGTATACCATTCATTAGGTATAAGGAGAAACGAAACTGCTACGCATTTAGTTGTGTGGCAGTTTTTGCTATGCTATAATAGTAAAGGCCCAAACATGAGAAATTCTAAGTGAACCATGTTAGCTTGATGTACAAATCCAAGTTAGACATATGGATTTATTAGTATCAGTCTATAGTCATACCAAGCGTGACTGATTGATATTATTTTTATGCAAGTCGACTACAAAGAAATATTATTTTCTTGCCACTGAATAGAGTACATTCTAGAAGTACTTGAAAGGTGGTTCTTTTTATATAAAATTCATACTGATATGATATAATCATGTTGCTAGGAAAAAGCAGAGTGATAAAGGCCGAAGCTCTCTTTTGTGTAGAGACGATTGCAGACGTGTGATTGTATCTTCACTTTTCTCTTGTAGGCACTAGCATAAACAACAACAAAATGTGACAATTGCTAAAAGCTCCCCTTTTTAAAAGTTGTCACCAAAACGATTCCATACCTCATCCACATCAGGTATGGTTTTTGTTTTTTTAACAAATTTTAAAATTTATATGCTATATTATTGATGTGTTCTTCGTGGATGAACACACCCTTTCTAAGATAACTAAAACTTATGCAAAAGAGTCTCCTTACCAAGCGGGAGACTTTTTTGTTTATATATTATAAGGAAAGGAAACAATAATATGTTTTTGGCATAATGGCATAAAGTGCGTGGCATAAAACATGGAATATTTTTTTAGGTTCAATCAAATAAAAAGTAGCCAAAAATGAGAAAATATGAGAACATAAAATAAACTAGATGAATAAAAAATAAAGAAAAATAAAGAGCTAGAAACTTATAAATATCATTCAACAAAAAGAAAATTGCTTTATATAAAGTATGATACATATTATTGGCATGATATTGGCATAAAATAGCCTTATTTTTCACCTATTTTCACTAGTTTTTTATAAAATTTAAGTGTTATCTAAAGAAAGAGGGAAAATTACATGGCAGTAAAAAAAGATGAAAAAACAGGTACGTGGTATTTCTATGGCTCGTACAAAATGAAGAATGGAAAGTATAGACAATACAAGAAACGTGGCTTTCCAAAAAAGAAAGATGCAGTAAAAGCAGAGATCATATTCAAAGAGAATGTGAAAGACCCATACAAGAATATCACACTTGAGGAATTGCTTAATATCTATGCAGCATATACAGAAAAGAGAATAAAAGAAAGCACCTATAGAGTTCAGAATAGATTGCTTGAAAGATGGATTGATATTTTAGGTGATGTGAATATAAAATCCATTACAACCAACGATATAGAGGTTGCAATGGAATTAATGATTAATAACGTAGGATACGAAACTGCAAAGAATTATTTATCTAGAATCAATAAGATGTTGAGATTTGCAGTTCGTAAAGGATATTTAGAAACTAATCCTTGTTCCCCCGTTGAATTGGCTAAAAATCCAAACGAAAAGAAAGTTGAAATGAAGTATTGGACATTGGAACAATTCAACTTGTTTATTCCTTATGTTGAAAATCCTTTGTATCATCTTCTATTCGACAATCAATTTTATATGGGGATGAGAATTGGTGAAACATTGGCTTTGACTTGGGAAGATGTGGATTTAGAAAACAATATTATTTCAATTAAAAAAACATGGTCAAAAGACTTACATAAAATCACAACCCCAAAAACTCCAAACAGTTATAGGACAATTACAATGCCCCAGTTTTTATCGGATGAATATAGAGAATTTAAAGAAATGTTGGATGTTCCTGAGAAATCATTTGTGTTCGGTATAGATATACCCGTATGCAATACAACAGTTAGAACGAGGATGAGAGAAGCTATTAAAATTGCAAACGAGAACAACGAAGAACAAATACCTATCATTCGTATACACGATTTAAGACACTCATGTGCTTCGTATATGATTGGCAATATGGTAAGAGATGGAAGCTCACATTTTAGCTTGTATGACGTTGCAAAGCGTTTAGGAGACAATCTAAGCACTGTATTAAGTGTTTATGCTCATTGGCTACCTCAAGCCGATAAAGGAATAGCTAAATTAATGGATAAAGATAATGCACTAGATTAATTTCTAGTGCTTTTTTTGTTTGCAAAAAGAAAAACACACCCTTTAGCGAGTGTGCATTCCATGAAATAGAGAGAGATGAAAATACAGTTGCCTATTTACAGGCACTTAAAGTTTATCATGTTTTAATGCGGACGTTTTGTGCTACCAAAACAATACAAATTATTTATATCATCATCTATCATTTATTATTTTTGGTATTGATCTATTAAATCGGCTAAGTGTTGTAGTGAGACACCATACAAATTACACAACCATTTAGCATCTTCAAAGTAGACATTTTTTCTACCATTTTCGATTTCTGAAAGCCATGATTTTGTTTTACCCCTTCTTTCCGCTACTTCTAACATTGTGTAATTAGCTTTGTTCCTCAATTCCTTTAATGCTTGTCCTTGGTATTCAAATTTGTTCATGTCCTCACCTCTTTCGTTTATACATTATAATTATAATCACTAAATTAAATACCTATATAAAATATATCATAAAGTGCACTGAAAGATAACATAATTATAAAAAAAATAAAAAAAGTTATTGACTAGAGTACACTAATAGAGTACTATATGAGTGTAAGTTAACTAATAGTGTACGGAGGAGGTTAAGGATGGAGAAAATGACTATTAAACAAATCCGAGTCGGATTGAACATGACTCAGAAACAAATGGCTAAATACCTTGGGATTTCTCCTGTTAGTTATACTAACAAAGAAATTGGAAAAAGACGTTTCTACTTTGATGAAGTAAAAAGAATATGCGAATTAGCTAAGATTTCAATTGATGTTGTAAAAATTGAAGTCGCAAAAGCTATCTAACTTATTTTTTTAAAATCAAAGTACACTACAAGAGTACTTAGAAGGAGATTGAATAAATGAACGAATTGTTTAATGTAACTACAAACGGTGACAAATTAACTTTGTCGGCTAGAGAGTTGTACAAAGAATTAAACATTGCAGGAAGATTCTCTAGATGGTTTGAGCAAATGTCAGAATACGGATTTGAAGAAAACGTCGATTTTACAAGTGTACAAAATTGTACGGTTGTTAATAACGGAGCAACTAGAGAATTGCAAGACTACCGAATCACACTTGATATGGCAAAAGAAATTGCAATGCTACAACGCAATGAAAAAGGAAAAGAAATTCGAAGAAAGTTAATCGAATTAGAAAAGGCTTGGAATAGTCCTGAAAAGGTTATGGCTCGTGCATTAGACATTGCACATAAAACAATTGCCAATCTTCAATAAAAAATTAGAGCAGGAATCTCCTGACTTTAGTCAGGAGTAGTTGACTTCTAATTGGTGACCTAGCTAAATTAATCAAACAGAATGGAACAGATATTGGTCAAAAACGATTATTTGAAAGAATGCGAAATGATGGATATTTGATTAAGAAAGACACTTCAAAAAATATGCCAACTCAAGTGGCAATGGAAAAGGGATTGTTTGAAGTTAAAGAACGAGTAATAAACAATCCTGATGGTTCGACAAGAATTACAAGAACAACAAAAGTGACGGGCAAAGGTCAGATTTATTTCATTAATAAATTCAAAAATGCATAAAACGATAAGAAAGGGTGAATAAAATGGCAGAACCAAGTGGAAGAATGGATTGTGGAAGTACAGATTCAATTAGATTAATCCATGAATCAGTACAAGCGGAAGAAAGAGTTCTTGATGTACTAATCAGAAACGGATGTAGAAATGAAGATTTAAAAGAAGTATCAAGCTTGCTTTCAATTATTTACGGATACGGATTTGAAGTTGGGAAAAGATGTGTAAAGGAATGAAAGTGTTGCTTGGGTATAGAGACATCATGGAACTTGGTGTTTCTAAGAAAACCGCATACAAGATGTTGAATCTTATTTGCGAATCGGAGGCTTACAAAAAGTCCAATCTATCCAAAGTGATAGATACAAAGAAAGTTCCAACAAAACTGTTCGTAAAGATGTTTCCTGAATTTAAAGAAATAGTGGGGTGTGAGAAATGATGGATGTAGATGATTTAAGAGAGTTGGATGACAACCGTTTTATTGATGAAGATGAGGAGGAAGAACAAGATGAGTACAGTTACGAAGACTACTGTTACGACTTCTGCAAAGCAGAAAGAGACGAAGAAGCCTGGTTCTAAATCAACTGCAAAGAAGAAAGCAGTTGAGTTAGGTGATTGTATCACGCTTCCTTCTTTTGCCAATAACGAGTATGAAACTCAATATTCTATGGCGGTTAGAAGTCAAAAGCAGACTCATATGGTTAATCGTGCTGCTAAATTCAATTACATTTGTTCTCTTATTTGTTTCTTAGTTTCTCTAGCTTTCATTGTGATAGCTAATTGGTACATAAGAGGTTTGTAAAATGACTCAAACAGAAAGAGTCATAAAGCGCCTAAAGGAATATGGTTCTATCACTCCTTTAGAAGCTATCAGAGAATATGGAATCACTCGTTTAGGTGCAAGAATTTGGGATTTAAGAGATTTGGGATATGACATTGAAACTCAAACCGAAACTTCAAAAAATCGGTTTGGAGATAAAACATCATATGCCAAGTACGTATTAAAGGGAGAGGTGAAAAATGAATCTGTATCAAGACACTGAAAAGTTTAGTGTTGAAAAGTATGGAAGTCATGAGGAATGGCTTAAGAAAAGAGGACGAGGCATTGGAGGTTCTGATGCAGCTTGTTTCATGGATTTGAATCCATGGAAAACATTGAATCAGTTGTGGCACGATAAGAAATTTGGTTCACAACAAATTACGAATGATGCAATTGAGTATGGAAATACCGCAGAGCCTTGTTTAAGAACATTGTTTCAGGCGAAACATCCTGAGTTGGATGTACAGTACGTGGACAACGTTACATTAGTTTCTAAGGAACATGAGTTCTTGAGATACAGTCCTGATGGACTTATCTACAACAAAGAAACAGGAGCAAGAGGAATCTTAGAAATTAAAACATCTAAGATAATTAATTCTCAGAGTTTGCAGAAATGGGGAAGTAAAGGAAACGAAACAGTTCCTGACAATTACTATTGCCAAACGTTAGAAGGATTAATTGTTACGGATTTTGACTTTGTTATTTATTGTGCAGAACTAAGATTTGCAGATGGTGATGCACGAATTATTGAGCGTTCATATCGTAAAGAAGAAGCTTTAGACAGTATGAACGATCTAAAACAAGCAATGATAGAAAAATGGGATAGGTACTTCGTAGGTGATGTAGAACCACCTATCACATTGTCTATATAGAAAAAGAGGAGATGGAAATATGGAATTTAATTTAGAGGTACGTGCACAAAACGGAAAAGTGTACACAAATGCAAGTGATTTATTGCCTGCAATTCAAGAAGGATTGAAAGCTTACGATTATATTGTTGACGAAAACAACTACAAACAAGCAAAATCTGACAGAACTACATTAAACAACTTAGTAAAGATTGTCTCAGACAAGCGTAAGCAAGTTGAGAATGATGTATTCGCTCAGTGGTTGCAAGACAAGAAAGACATTAGGGATGTTGAGAAAACAATCAAAGCTGCTTCGGACAAATTAGGTAACGGAATCAATGATATTGATAATGCAGAGAAAGAATTGAAGCGTAATCAAATCAAAGAGTTATGGTTAAACATGACGAACAACAAATATCCATTTGATTTAGTTTTTGAAGAAAGATATTTGAACAAGTCTGTTAAACCTAAGGAAATTGAAGAATCATTGAATAACAAGTTCTCGAAAGCGGAAGAACAATTATCTTTTATTGAAGCTTCTTTACCTGATGATGAACTACAGGCGGAACAAGTTATTCAATTATTCTGTAAGACATTGGATTTAAGCAAAGCTACAGAACGTATTAATGAGATCAAGGAAGCCAAAGCTAAACTTCAAGAAAAAGTAAATGCTCAGATTGAGCAATCTAAACAAGCTCAAATGGAAAGAGAAAATGTAGCACCTGTTCAGAGCCAATTAGAAGCTCATGAAAGCCAAAGTCAATCTCAAGTAAGAAGATACTGCGTATTCCGTTTTGAAGGCTCTATGGAAGAGTTACAAGCGTTTAATCCGATTTTGAATCAATTTATTAAAGAACATGATGTGAAAGTCAATATTTTAGAAAAAGGAGAATGTTAATTATGTTACAAAACAATATTTCAAAGAAAAACGACAATCAATTGGTAGAATTTTCTGCTAACGGAGAAAAAGTTAAATTATCTCCAGCTATCGTAAGAAACTATCTAGTAAATGGAAATGGTCAAATCTCAGATCAAGAAGTTGTGTATTTCATCAATTTGTGTAAATCACAAGGATTGAACCCATTCATTAAAGATTGCTACTTAATCAAGTATGGAAATACAACACCAGCTCAAATGGTCGTTTCAAAAGATGTTTTCTTGAAACGTGCCGAAAGAAATTCAGAGTTTGATGGTTTAGATGCTGGAATCATTGTAATTAACAATGAAAGTGGTGAGTTAACTTACCGAAAAGGTGCTTTCTACTTAAAAGATCGTGAAGAAGTTGTCGGTGGATGGGCAGATGTATTTAGAAAGAATGTTTCTCATCCAACGCACATTGAAGTTTCATTTGAAGAATACGCAGGAAAAACAAAAGAAGGAAAACTTAACTCACAATGGAGTACGAAAGCCGCAACTATGATTCGTAAAGTTGCCATTACTCAAGCGTTAAGAGAAACATTCCCTAACGATTTCCAACAGATGTATTCAGAGGAAGAAATGAATGTGGATATGAAATTGGATGAAACTCCAATCCAACAACCTACAAACATTGTTGAGCAAGCACCTGTACAACCACAAACATATTCGCAACCCGAAGAACCACAAGGGTTACAACCCGAAGGTGTAAGTCTTGTATAAATCAAAACGTAGCCAAGCTACAGATATAGATTTAAAAACTAGAAAGTTGGTAAAAGAAAGAGACCAAATGTGCATATTTTGTGGGAGTACATATCGCATTGAATTAGCACATACAATTCTTTCAAGAAGCAATGGCGGACTAGGTTCTGAAAAAAACCTAGTCTGTGCTTGCCAACGTTGTCATAGAATCATGGACTCAGAAAGTCCTAAAGGAAAGAAATTGAGAGAGATTGCAATTAAGTACCTAGAACGTATCTACGGAAACATTGATGAATCAGAGGTGAAATATAATGCTAAGTCAAAATGAACTATTGTTTAAATACAACCCATTCAAAATCAAACATTGGAAAGATGATGAAATTCAAGAACAACTTTCAATCTTGGTTGATGCTTATATTTCAGATGCAGAAACAGTAATGGAAATGGCATTGAACATTGAAAACCTCGCAAATCAAATGTTCTTAATTGGTGAAATGATTGCTAGATTACAGGAAAGTTCAAACATTCTTAAAGCAAACATTGAAAACAAGACGAATCAAGCTATTTATGTAGAACGTAGTACTTGGGAACGTGAACATGACGGAAAAGCGCCTAGTATTAAATACTTTGAAGCTTTAGCAGGTCAAAAAGTTTCTGAGGAAAGAACTAAGTTTGCAAAAGTTGATTCTGATTTAAAGCGTTTCAAAACTGCTTACGAGAGTATTGAAGCTAAGATGAATTCAGAAAAGAAAAAACTTGATGCTACTAAGTTTGAAATTGGAGGTGCTTAAAATGGCTTTCATTGGAATTGACCCAGGAAATATAGAGAGTGCATATGTAGTTGTTGCAGATGATTTAAGCGAAGTCCTAGAAAAAGGAAAAGTTGAAAATCATGAATTGATGAAATTACTTACTCGTTTCAAGTTAACATACGATATTCGATATGTAGCTATTGAAATGATTGCTTCTTATGGGATGGTAGTTGGTGCATCTGTATTTGATACGTGTGTATGGATAGGGCGATTTAAAGAGCATTGTTTGAAGCTTTTGTGGGAAGTGGAGTTTGTATATAGGAAAGAAGAAAAAATGCTTCTATGCCACTCTATGAAGGCGAAAGACAGTAATATTATTCAAGCTCTGATTGATTTGTTTGCTAAAGACACTCCAAACAAAGGAAAAGGAACAAAAAAAGAGCCTGGATATTTCTACGGATTCAAGAAAGACATATGGCAAGCAATGGCAGTTGCTTACGTTTTCCATACAAAGTACATAGGTACAGAATGTTAGGAGGTGTGATGAATGGAAGAACAACAAAGATCATATTATGCGATTATTCCAGCAAACGTAAGATACGATAAAGATTTAGCTCCAAACGCAAAATTACTATACGGAGAAATCACTGCGTTATGCAACGAAAAAGGATATTGTTGGGCATCTAATCAATATTTTGCAGAACTATATGGAGTATCCGTCCTAAGTGTTAAGCGTTGGGTAAACTCGTTAGTGACTAAAGGATATGTTTATAGAACATTGACATACAAGCCAAATTCAAAGGAAGTCGATAAACGAATCCTAAGTATTGATAGTGGTATAAAAATTGATACCACCTCAGTTCAGAAGTGTTACGACCCTAGTATCAAAAACGATACCTCATCTAGTATCAAAAACGATACGGATAATAATACAAGTATTAATAATACATTTAATAATACAGATATATATAAGGGAAAAAAGAAACAAAAGTCAGAAACAGTTAAATCAATTATTGCAGAGTATACAGAAAGCAAAGATTTGCAAGATGCATTGCATGACTTTGTAGATATGCGTACTAAAGCAAGAAAACCTTTGACTGTTAGAGCTATGAAATTGTCTTTAAATGAATTAGATAAATTGGCAGTAGATGATGTTACAAAGATTGCTATTGTAAATCAGAGCATCATGCACAATTGGCTAACATTCTACAAGTTGCAGAACAATAACAATGGCGGTCAAAGACAATTGACGAGAAAAGAAATGGGGTATGCATTTTGACATTAGAAGAAACTGAAAGAATCTTACAGGTGCTAAGAATCAATTATCCTATGAGCTACAAACATATGACTCAGGAAGATACGCAAGCCTATTTAAAACTTTGGCAAGTATCTTTTAAGGATTATGAATACTTAGTTGTGGCAAATGCAGTCAATCAAATTATCCAAAGTGATACAAGAGAGTTTGCTCCAAATGTAGCACAAGTAAAAACAAGAATTAATAAAACTGCTATTGGAAAAACTAAAGAGTGTGGAGAGGCTTGGGAAATCGTTTTAAGGAACGCTAAGTGTGGCCCTCATACTAGTAAGGTCAACTACGATAAACTGCCTAGAAACATTCAGAAAGCACTCGGAGGGAGCTATCTGTTAAGAGATATTGCGTGGAGCAATAAAAAAGACTTGCAATATTACCGAGATAGATTTTTGCAAGCGTATAAAGAGATTTGTGAAGAAGAAGTACAGTTATTAAATTCAGGTCAAATCAGTTTTGAAATGTATCAACAACACGATCAATTGCCTGCACCTCCAAAAAAGGAGGAAGGCATGAAAATGTTGGGAGATTTGATGAATAACGGATAAGAAATGGAGGGGTAGTAAGTGCAATATTATATGTTGGAAAAAAACGATATATCAGTTGTACGTGGAATCGTATCTTCAAAAGAAGTAATGAGGGAATTGTGCATTACAAATGCTCAGTTCTCCAAAATGGTTCGGAACGAGGAAACCTACAAAGGATGTATTCTTCTTCCTGTTGAAACGGATGAGGAAGAAAGAAGAAAGGTAACAAGCGAAGATGCTGAGCAATTCCAACTACTAGGCGAAAGTAAAACAGGAATCAGATATTACATTACAAGTTATTTAAGAGTTGTTTCTGTTGATCTAAAAGGAAAACAAAGGGAAATGAAAGCTAAAAAGGAAACGGAATCAATATACAGAGTTGTAGTGAACTTTAAAGAAGGGAAACGATACTTGAATGTATTGTTTGAAGCCTACAAAGCTTTCGTTGGGGAAATAGAAAAGAATGATTCTATCGTTTGGGACGGCGAAATGAAAATCGAAAACCTAAGAGTTATCAAACTAGCTCAGATTCAGGGATTGAGAAACAAGAAGAAAGTGAGAATAGGCGATACAGTCTATTCTTCAATTGCCGAGTGTGCTAGAAAGAATTTCATTTCTAAATCACATATGTATCAGATGATAGAAGGAATCAGACCTAATTCAATAGGTGTTGAATTTGTATAAAGGAGTTGAAAAGAAATGAACAGAGTTATTTTATCAGGTGAAATCGGTAGCGATATTGTTTTAAAGAAAACTGCTACAGGACAAAGCTTATGTAACTTCTCAATTGAAGTTAAGGAGAAAGGAAAGAACGGACAAGAGTTTAAATCTTTCTTCGATTGCACTGCATGGGGAGAAAATGCAGAACATATTAATCAATATGGATTCAGAGGGCAACATATCGCAGTTGATGGAAAGCTTCAAAAAAGCTCATACACGAACAAAGAGAATCAGAAAGTGTATAAGATTAGCGTGTACGTTATGGACGTAGAATTGGCTTTAAACAACGCTACAATACCACAAACAGTACCATTTACAAATCAAGTAAATTATCAATCATATCCTGAACATTATGATAATGACGAAGGGATGCCATTCTAGATGATTGCGAAAAGATATGATGATGAACTTATGTACAGTGTTCAAAGATGTGATGATGATAGTTCTAACAAATACAAATACTGTACAAAAGATGGGAAACTGGCTTTTAAAAAGCCTGGTAAAGACTTTCTAGGGGTAACAAAGCAAAACTACAAGAATGTGTATGTTATCAAGGGAGAAATTTACATTGGAGAATTTTTGAAATGAAATTGTATAACGTGAATTGTTTGGATTATCTCAAGTCTGAACAATTCCATTCAATGTTGGTTATCACTACAATACATACAAAGACAAAATGAGTGAACAAGAGTATTTATATTTATTAAATCAAGTGTTTAAGACAAACAACACTCCATACGTTGTAATACATTATCCTGAATCGCTATACAAGATAGCGTTGTATAACGGAGATGTGCCAACAAGAGTTTGCTCATGGGTATATAACTCAAATACCGCAAAGCAACATAGAGATATTGCTTTCTTCGGTGTTGAGCCTAATTTCAAGCAAGTGCTTCAACCATATAAAAATCCAAACGACAAAAGAATCAAAAAGAGAATAGAGGAAGGCAAGTTAGGATGCAAGCTTTACGATTGGTGGAATGTAAACCAAGTTAAGAATGTATCAAAGGTTAAAACTAAGCACCCATGCCAAATGCCTTTAGAGGTTAATTGACCCTTTTATGGGAAGTGGGACAACAGGTGTAGCTTGTAAAGAATTAGGATATGAGTTTATTGGATGTGAAATAGATAGTGAGTATTTCGACATTGCAAAAGAAAGACTTGAGGAAATCAAATTATTTTAAAATATTAAGTCGAGAACATGGAAAGGATAAATAAATGGAGAAACAGATAAATCTAACGGGGGGGTTATCTATAATCAAGATTGTTTAAAAGGATTGAAAGAAATTAAAGACAATCAATTTGATGTTGCGATTACATCCCCTCCATATAACAGGGTAAGAAATGACAAGTACGCTCATTATGATGATGTTAAAAACAATTATTACAAGATGATCGTTGATGTAACGAATGAGTTGTTAAGAGTGTGCAAGAAAGATGTAATTGTGAATATTCAAGCAACATATTTCAACAAAAAAGATGTTTATAAATACATTGGATATTTCGCAGATAAATTAAAAGGAATTGTAATTTGGGAGAAAACAAACCCTCAACCAAGTATCAACAAGATTAAAGATGAGAACGGAAACATACTTACATCAGTATGTAATGCAGTTGAATATTTCTTTGTTTTAAATGAACAGGCAGAGGAATTTAGAGCCTATGGGTCAATCAAAAATATTGTGCATAGCTCAGTTAATGAAAAACACTTTAAAGGGCATGGAGCAATAATGAAATACGAAATTGCAGATTGGTTTGTTAAAAATTTCAGTGTTGAGGGAGATACGATTGTTGACCCATTCTTAGGAACAGGAACAACTGCTATCGCATCAGAGCTTAACAAAAGAAAATATGTAGGATATGAAATATCTAAAGAATATTGTCAAATTGCAAAGAAAAGAATTGCAGTAGAAACAAGCACATTATTTTAAGGAGAAAAACATGGCAAAATATTTATTCAAATCAAATATATTCGCTCAATTATCGGAAATCGTAGAAGCTGATTCAGAAAAAGAAGTTTGGAATAAGATTAGAAATCAAAAATCTTTTGAAATTAAGCAAAAAGCTTTGCAAATTTACCCAGCGTCAATTGAGATTAGAAAAATCAAAGAAAAAAAGGAGAAAAACAACATGGAATTAAAAGAAACAGTAGAGTTAATGAACTCTGAAGATTACAAAGAAAGATTTGTAGCAGAATATCGTCAAGTAAAAATCAGATATGAGAAATTGAAGAATTTCTGCAACAAAATTGAAGTAGAAACAATGCTTGGAAAAGAAGTAACAAAACATGATTGCCCACTTGAACTATTAAGAGAGCAACAAAAATACATGGGATTATATTTATCTGTTCTTGAAAAAAGAGCATTGATTGAAAACATTGTGTTATAAAAGGAGAACCAAATGACAAGTACAGAAATGATTAAAGATATGCTTGAAAGACAGAAAGCATATGATGAGGAAGTATTTAAGAAACATAATGTAGACTATGTTTCTAAAACTCAATTAGAAAGTGCGTTGTTTGATGAATTAGGAGAATTGATGCACGCTCAGAAATCAGATTGGTGTTGGTGGAAGTTCACGCAAGAGCCTAAAGACGAAGCTAAGGTATTTGAAGAATATATTGATGTTGTTCACTTTGCATTGATGTACGAAATCAAGTTTGGTACAGGATGTTATATGGATGAGGACGTTAAGTGGAATTACAACAAGCTAAAAACGGATTTAGGTTTTGGACAGGCATATGCATTTAGTTGTGCAATCAATTTAACACGAGATGATAACGTATTAGCTTACGTAATCGCATTAGGATTGCATTTAGGATATTCGTTTGGGGAAATCTACAACGAATATATTCGCAAGAATGAGATCAATAAAGAAAGGTTAGCGAAGGGGTACTAGGAAAGGAGATTTAAGATATATGAACATGGATGAATTTTAATGGAAGCGTTTGTTCAAATGTCACTAGAAACATATGATTTGTTAAAAAGTAACAACGAGTATTTAAAAAGAAGGCTAAAAGAGGAACAAGAATCACATAGTGAAGATGTTGCACAAGCCAAAAAAGAAATAAATGATTTGGCCGAAAAAATAGAGCAGTATAAGAAACACATTCTAGAACGTAATTGTAGATTTTTAGATGTTGAGAACTATTCACTAGAGCAATATTTAGATATAGATTCATGGAATTATGGAATGAATTATAAAGATGATTTATTAAATCTAGGGTTCACAAAACAAGATATGGATGGATTTATAGCCGATAAATACGAGGAATTAGTGAAAGATAAAGAAGAAGATACAGATGATTGAAGAAAAAAATTGATGCATTGATAAATAGGAAGGAGTTCATATGATAAACAAAATTAAATTGTTTTTTAAAAGATTATTCTGTAAGCATGAATTTACTTGGTGCGTAAAGAATGAGATGTTTCATTGTATCAGTGGTGAGACTCAGTATCTTGTGTGTTTGAAATGCGGGAAAGTGAAAGATAAAAGATATATTAAACATGAATAAATGTGTGCTTTATAGGATTATCAAAGAAAGGAGCAATAACAATGATTAATTTAAAGAACGGATACGTAATTACATCTGATGGAAAAAGCTACATCTTGTCTAAATATGTACTTCAAGAAAGCAAAGATGGGAATGTAACGGAAGTCAAGAAATCTGTTTCTTTTCACTCAACTTTAGAGGGTGCGTTACAAGGCTATTCAAACTGTAGAATGGCAGATTTAGTTAGTGACTATGATATGGATTTGAAGTTTGTTAAAGAAGCTATTGACGAATTAAAAAAGGAGATAAAAGCGTATGAATTATAAATTTTATGCAAATGGAAAATGTACTTATGTTGGAAATGTAGAAGCAAGTTCTAAAGAAGAAGCATTAAGAAAAATTAAAAATCACGATTATGATGATGTCGAATTAGTGGATGATGAAATGAATAAATACCAAGAATTGTTGCAAGTTCTTGAAAAAGAACATCAAATTACGTGCAAAGCAGCAGATATAGAAGAAACTGACCGTGCCAAGGCATATTTTCAATTATTGAAGGATTTTATGGATAAAGAAACACCAAAGAAACCAATAGATATTGAGTTTTGGCCGTGTGGCGATATGATGTTATGTTGCCCAACGTGTAAGCATGGAGTTGTGCCTATTCCAACGTATCATGGAAACAAATATTACCCTCGTTGTCCGTTTTGTGGACAGAAGTTAGAAGGAGAAAATGAAGATGAACACATGGAAAATGTTTAGCGAATCAAAACCACTGTTTAGTGATTTGTATTTAGTAAAGTATAAAGATGGATGCTTTTTAGGTGAATATGGGGTTTGCTATTATAGTGACGAGCATAAAGAGTTTGGTGAATATATATCTTTCTATGATTCAGAAAGAGATGAAGATGATGAAGCGTTCGTTTCTTGCAAATCTATTGTTGCTTGGGCACCATTCCAAAGAATTGATGAGGAACACAAAGAAAAAACTGCTGAGCAGATGTTCAAGGATTTGGATTATAAAAAGCGTATCGAAGATGGATGTATCAAATTTGAAAGGCATACAGAAAATGTAGACGAGGCATTAATTGAATTTGATTTAGATACAAAAACAGTATGTGCTTCATGGTTTATGGAGCAAAAAGAAATTACGATTGCTGAATTAAGAGCGATCAATAAACAATGTGAGGAGTTGAATTGGCTATGATGAGTGCTAAGGAAATGTTTGAAGAATTAGGATATTCATTAAAAGTGGAACACAATGATTTCATAGAGTATTCAAAAGATGTATACAGTTTTAAAGTATTTAATTCTTTAAATGGGATGAAGGAAAAAGGATATTTTAAAGGAATTGATGATAATGAATTAATTGGAGACATCCTAGCAAAATGTGAGGTGGTTGGATGATTTATTTCTTTGCAGGAGTATTTATAGGTGGAATAGCTTCAATGCTTCTTTATTCCTTAGTTGTTTCAGAACGAATCAATGAATTACAACTTGAAAATGGTAGATTGATTGATGATCTCAATAAAGCCGAATATGAAGTTAGAAAATACAAATATCAACATAGGGGGTATGGATATGATGGGTTTGAAGAAACGAAATAAGCCTAAAGAAAGTACAGACGTAATGATTAAATTGAAAATCAGTGTTCCTGATGTTAATAACAGTGATTCATGCAATGTTGTAGATTCATTATTAAATGAAATTTGGGATGCTGCATGGAGTAAAGAAGGGGTCGAAGTAGAAGATTTGAAAGCTACATATGTGAAGGAGAAAATAGCAAAATGATGTATTTAAGTATGGCAATTCACAATATAGCGGTAATGATATTTACTGCGTACATGGTAATTCATGTTCATCCAATTTGGGCAGTGTGCATCTTATTTACACATAGAATTGGAACTAAAATTGTACGTGTTCCAATCAAGGAAAATGAGGATGATGCAGTAGATGATACAGTAGATGATGTATATGGAATGGATTGGAATGAAGAAGATAGCAATGAATCATGTAGAGACAAGTTTTAAGAAATCAGGCAGGAATTCTCGGTTACTTGTAGCCGAGTAGTTCACAAATGTAGAAAAAGCCCTGAAAGACAACGGATTATATGAAGCATATGACGATATGGTATTAATTAAACAGGCTTTAATCGAGAGAGATAGAAAAATATACGGGTTGAAGCAGCATAACAGAAATTTAGAGGATAAATTAGGAAGGATAGGAGGTTATCATTATGAAAATCCTAAACAATAACATTTATTGGTGTGACTTGCCAAAATATAGTAATACGATTCTTTATAAAAGGAGACCTTGTATCGTTATTTCAAACGATATTCAGAATAAAGGGAGTAAAACAGTAAATGTAATTCCAATTACTAGCAATTTAAAAAGAACAGATTTGCCATGCCATGTAATGATTGATACAGGATATGAGTACGGAATGGCAAAAGCGGAACAAATCTTAACGATCAATAGAGAAAATGTTAAGTGGCATATCAAGCAATTAGATTGGCAAGAAGCAAAAGAAGTAAAATGTGCATTATTAACTCAAATAGGAATTATTTAAGGATTGTATAATGCCTAAAAGAGATACGGAATACGAGCATTTCAAAGAAACCTGCGGAGGATGGTTTAATTACCATGGCAATATTGGTTTAAGAGCAGGTGATGTGGCAATGGCAACTTTGTTTGATGAAACTGAATTAGTACAAATTGTATTGACTAAACCTTATACCTTCAATCGCTGGTGGTGTAAGATCGTTGGTTTCAATAGTGATGGAATTGAATATCTAGTTGACAGAACAATGATATTTCAGATTTTGATTGATAAAGACTATAATTTGCGTAGAAAAAGAAGGAAAACTTCTTAAAATCAATTTAAACACGTCTAGAAGTGATTCTAACAAGCGAAATAGATTGAGATGAGTATTTGTTAGGGTAAATAAAGAAAAGGCTAAAAACACGTTTAAAAGGCGAATGTGGAATTAGCCTTTTTTATTATGCAAAAGGATTTAAAAATTTATTAAATTAATTATTTACATAGGTATCATGGTATGATATACTATGTGTGTAAAGAAAAGTACTTAGGTACTTAGGAGGGCATAACATGAAGCAAGTACATATTGGGTATCACAGTTTTACAAATTCAGGAATCGTAGAAGCAGTAGCAAACGTATTATATAAAGACGATTTCAATGTTGAATTATTTGGTGTGGATTTATGGGCAGACGAACTGCCTAACAATTATCAGATTGTCGATTATGGGTCAAGAGAAACAATGCTAGTTTGCGAAGATGGCGAAATCATTGATGATGCAGATGAAATCGCAGAATGGGAAGAAAAGAACTGTTATTAAGCAATAGAAAGTAGGAGGAAAAGAAAATGACTAAGGAACAATGGGAAAAAGAACATGGCTATGTTTACGGACATAACGGAAGGTATTGTGATAATCCTGAATATTTAGGAAAATACGTGGAATATTACAGAAATAACGTCCACGAAACCACTATCGAAACCGATAAAGTTGAAGCAGAGGACGAAGAAGCTATTTTTGTTCGAGGTATTTGGCAGCCGAAGTCAAATATCATTGATGTTATGGAATAGAGGGGGTGTAAACTATGGCAAAAAGCAGTGAAGCAAGATTAAGAGCAAACAATAAGTATGCTAAAAAGAACGTAAGTCAAATTTGCTTGAAATACGTGACAAAGAACAATAAAGAGATTCTAGAAAAGTTAAATTCAGTGCCAAGCAAGGCAGATTACGTAAGACAATTGATCTTAAAAGATTTAGAAAGAGAAAAGAAAGAGGCTAACAACAAATAGCCTTTTTTTATAGGTTTTTTCACACGTCCGCACTTAAAAATGGTATAATATATGTAGTTAGGAAGTACCTAAAAAGACCAAATATTGCCACTTTCTAACGAGACATTTTTTACTTCTACTTACTCTTTATTGAGAGTGCCTCAGAGAAATCTGAGGATATTATAAAGGTGTAAGTGCAATATTTAATTGACGGGGTAGGTTGCAATAGAATTTGTGCCCCTAGAGGTTCAATAGAAAATATCCCCTACGTTTTCAATGGCCCCCAGGAACGCAATAGCCCCTACAATCGCAATGGCACACGTGTAAATAACCCCTTATATCACAACAGATGTCGGGGAAAAGAAGAAAAACAAGTAAATTCAGAGATATAGAAACGTCCATACAGTCATATATGCGTAATAAACACGATAAGTTCCATAATGTTTACACAAAATTGGTTTAGGTTGGTTCATAAATTGTCACGTAGTCATATACTACTACTGAAATGAATAGGCAGATATTTCATTTCATACTCCTTTAGAAATTCTTTATTAATTCTATATCTTGTCGATTGTATGGTTTAAAAGGTTCTGTATTGAGCACACAGAGCCTATATTATAAGTAATTCTGCATATTTTAAAACGATTGATCTTTGAAAAAGCGATATATCTTAGTCCCTCGACATATATATAATAGGAAAGAGGTTCGGGGGAGATAAAGAGGGGTTTTGACCTCGGGGGGAAAGAAGAAAAAGGAGCTACGTCCTCCACAGAGCCTTCCAAACCCTATAAGAAGAAGATATATACACTATTATTACTGGTTTCATTTACCTATCAAGTTCTAATGAATTTTGATGGGTTTTTTTATTGTTTTATTTGCTTTAATAATCATTTGTGAACAAAAATAAACGCATTTCCTTTAAATAAAGGGCATTTTAAGTGTTCCAAAAAGAAAATTTTGTCAATATAAAAAATAAATTTTGTATTTTGTAGTCCTGAATCGGCGAAAAATTTTGTATTTTGTATATTTTGCATTTTGTAAATTGTTCACGATTTGTAGACAAAAACACGGTGTAGTACGAAAATATCCGCTATTATATTCACGATTCGTGAACAAAAAGTGAAAAAAAGCTTGATATTATATAGGTATCATGGTATAATAACAGTGTAAAGAAAAGGGGTGACTACCAAAAATAAGACATAAAAAAAGCACGATCGTGTTATAAAGTTTAGCAGCTTACACGATCATGCAATTACAAAAGCTATATATATATTAATAGAAACGAGGTAAAAGGCCCTCAAGATATATAGCTTTCATATTATACCATAAATATATGGAACTAGGGCTAAAAAAGAAAATGAAAAATCAAAAATACTATTATGGAAATGCTATTAGTGAATACGGTTTAGAGAATGGGCGCGTAGACTATGCTACATTGTCGAAATGTTTCGATGCCGTGTTAAACAATGATATAATTTCATTGACATATGATATAGGTTCATGGGAGCAAGTAAGCGGTACTATTGACAACACGGACGAGATAGAAGAACTAGAAGAAAAAAGGGAAGAGTTAGAAGAAGAAAACGAAAATAGCCCATCACAAATTATTGAAAATGAAATAGATAAAATAAATGAAAAGATAGAAGAATTAGAAAACGAACAAGACGACGAACCGGAGGTATTTCAGTGGTTCATTGTGGATGGTTGGGGCGCTAGACTGCTACAAGACATTGATGAAATAGTTTATTATAATGAAAAACTTGATATGTATCTTTGGGGTGTACAACACTATGGAACTAGTTGGGACTATGTACTGACTAGTATTAAAATTGATTGGTAGGTGCTGAAAATGACAATATTTAATGTAAGTTATTGCACTTCTGGTACACGTGTTATTAATTATGATTATTATTATAACTGTGTTTTCTTTTGTTATTCAAAAAGAGAGATTGAAAAAAAAGTTCGTGAAACATTAGGCTTGAAATATAAAAGGGGTGTAGTGTTTCAATGGTAACAAGAAAGCAGTTAGACAAGATGAGCGCATTCAAAATAATACTTCTTGCGCTTCTTAAATTCTACTTCTATATTTGTTTTGATCTATTAATTATGGGCCTTTTTCTAGGCCTATCAAACATAGTGCTACCGCTTATTTATTAATGAAATGCCGTTAAGTTGTAGTTTATATGATGAGCTAAAAGAAATGGAGTAAAATATTATGGAATTTGAAAAGCTGAAACAGTTTAAAGAGTTTATAAGTACTTACGATATTATAGGTACGGCTTATAATCTATGTGAAAATAGCGATTATTGTTATTCACGTAAAGATGGCATCGGAACCTATAATATTAATGAGTGTTTAGACATGATTGAAAAAGATGGAAGCATTGAAACTATAAAAGGTTATATAATTATTGAATGTCATAATATATATGGTTATGTGGATGTAATACATATACCTATAACTATTTATTTAGATGAATGGGACGACGAAGAAAAACAATACAATTGCGAAAGCTATACAATTAATAGTGATATAAAAGAGTGGTATTAGTTAGATGATAGATCAGTTAACAACTATACTTGTGTTTATATTACTTCTTGCATTTATCTTTAAATATTGGATATTGATTATATTATTATTTATTGCATTATTTATTATTATAATTCTATTATGCTAGTTAAAATATTAAATGTTTAACTAGCTTTTTTATTGTCTTTTTTCTTCTTGCATAAATAATTATAACTCTTTTATAACTCTTTGCATGATTTTAAATTGTTTATGGAATAAAGGCATAAATATATATGCGCTTGC